AATTACACGACACGGATCTGGGAAGCCGGGCCGGATTAAGCAACCCAATGTTCTGGGTTGCCGTGGATGTGTTGATTGAATTTAACAACCCACTCGTCAAGGATCTTATCTATGACGCTCGGTATGTAACCGAGATTGAGCCAACTGAGGTAGTAAGCCTCAAGGCGTTGTTGAGTGATGGGATTGAGGCCGCAACGGGTTGAAACAAATGCCCTCAACAAAGCATCTGGTGCGACGAACGGATACGAGTCACGGAACATGAGCTCGCCGTCGAACTTATTACGGAACCAGAAATCGCGCCTCAAATGCGACATGGCTCGAGTTAACCGACGTTTGGACACCCTGGGCAGCAGCAACTGAATGATAACAGTTGCCAAAGCACCGACGATGGGGGTGGAGCGATCGGTGTGGTAATAAGAGATCATCTTAGCTAGCAACAACGACTCAGCGTCACCATCGCTGCATATAGTATGCAGCTTCGACAACGTGCGACGGAGGTCACAATAGCTAGAAACTGTGCCAAACCTGTCAAGCAAAAACCGTCCACAAAACGAAGCATCACCGAGGCTCCGGTAGACATCAAGTTTAAGCTGATAACCCAAGACCGGCATTATGTGCATGTTGTAAACAGCCTGGTCAACCCACTCGGAAGAAACTCCGATAATGCCGTCGTCGCCTTCGTGGTAAGAGCACCACGAGTCGACGGGTAATTCAAACAAAGCCACCCACGTGTTGAAATGATTGATGAGTCCATTGGCAATGGACGTGTGGGCGTCACCAGAACAACGCGTGCCCAGAACAGTATAAGTCAGCCCCAGGTCACTAACTCCTTTAGTGACCTCGAGCCAAGGCAACAACTCCAGGTATGCGTCGTCATGGACGAACGGTAATGCCAGAAAGATTCGTTCGATATGGCGGATGTAAGCAGCCGATATCGACAAATCATATCTGGAATAATCAGTCTCCAAGTAATGACTGAAACTGGGCAGAGACCCGTTCGTGCCGCTGCCAGTTCCCAATTTTGAGTCCCTCTTAGCGAGACTTATGCCCTTAACCAAATTGGGGTGGTTAATTAATTGATGTTCAATTTCAC